TTAGATAGTATACCATATCTACTATCACTTGATATTGTAGCTAAATTAACTGTTTCAGCACTACTCATAAAAGAAAAACCACTACGTCTATTTTTTAAATAACACATACCGTAGCATCTTTTATCAGCTTTGCATGCTTCCCAGAATATATAAAATAATCTATTTGCTTCTCTAAAGTCAGGCGCACCTACATCTATTTTACTCCATTGTAAATACATATAGTGCGTTCCTGTTATATAAGTTGGCTTACCATTGTTGTTAAACCAAAACCCTTCGTCTCTACGTTTAAACTCTTCGTCTATATAGTCGTACCACTTTTCTTTTTGTTCTTCAGGATAGTTTCTCCAATCAAATATGTTTTTTAATCTACTTAATTCTTTTGGATATTCTATCTTTTGCCACTTGCTTTTTTCATTGGAGTACACGTGCACTGGTTCCAACGGCAAAGCAATTCGCAACCCTTGTATTTCAAGTATCTGCCCAATTTTACCAGTTTTTGATATAATAACGATATCATTTTCTTTATTGTATCCATATTTCCATTTTTTTAATTTGTTAAGCCGACTAATAGTCGTGCGTTTAATAGGTTCTATTATTTTAACTAAACTTTGTTCGTATATCATCTTGATCTTCCTTCAGCAAATCCTTTAAAAACTTTTTTCTTAGTTTCTTCTGCTTTACCACTTAATAAGTTTTCTTCTTCTTGGATTCTGTTTAATATTTCAAATGCATCGAATATTGCTAGCTTTTTTGTTGCAGCTGCATTTTTTAATCTATCAGCTGATACATCATCTTCTGTGTTAGTAATAATTTTTTCTTTAGCAACATTTATAAGTTCTTCAACTGCTTTGTGCCCAGCTTGGATTATAAGCTTCTTCGTTTCCTTGATATTCATATTTAATTGTAATAAAATTAGATAAAACTCTAAATAGTCTTTCGCCATCAACTATAAATTCATATTCGCTATTTGGTCTAAAACCAACTAACTCATTAACTTTAACAGTACCATCAGAATATTTTACAATACCTTGTAGAGGTTTTTCTCGTTTAATGTTAAATTTATCTGTAGCTTTTAACGGTGATACAAAACAATATCCTTTTGGAGCTATCCACTTATCTTTTGTTTTATATAAAAAAATTTGATCGTGATTTATTAAATAAGTATTTTCATTAAAATAACTTCTACTATTTCTTTCAATGCCTTTAACATCGTTCCATCTACGAAAAACATTATGATGTACTATTACCGTATCTCCTGGTTTTATGTCTGTATCACCAATTATAGGTGTTGATATAACTATAGCCTCTCTATTTATATACTTGTGTTGATATATATCGGTGTTAAGAATTAACTCTCCACCGTCTATTTTTTTAGTATTATTATATCTTTCTCCTTTTGGCTTTACAACAAAGTTGTAAACACTTTTCATTAGTATTCTAGATTATATTCTACAGAAACAGCCATATTTTTGTTAAAGTCTTTCCAAGGTAATACATCTTTTTTCTTTCTAATATATATAGAATACTTATCTTGTTCTTCTATAATATCACAAATAGTATGACCACCGTAAACTTCTTGACCAACAGAATAGTGCATAGCGTTATCTTTGTAGTCTTTACCTACACTAATCTTTCTTATCAGCTTCGCCATTGTCTTTGTAATTTATAGTACCATCGTGTATATTTATATCAAAAGTTCCGTATTCTTTTTGAAAATCATTTTGCATAACAGCTAAGCTATCTCTTAAACCAGCTATATTATGCATCATCTCGTGCTTTTGTATTTCCATTTGGCCTAGCTCTAGTTGAGCTCTATTAATACCATTTATTGTTTTTTGAACTTTTTCTAACTGTTCGTCAGTTATTTTTTCTGGTTTTAAATCAACCATTTTTTCTTTTTTTGCCATTTTATTTAATTTAATTATTAAGAAGGAACTGTACTAGTAGTTCCTAAACTATTTTTCATTGTACCGTCACTAGTACCAGGATTAGCCATGTTTGTAACCGTTGTACCATCTATATTGCTTGCTCTATATAATCCTGTTAAAGTAGAACTATAATCATAATTACCACTGTCTTGTGTTAAATCTAATACAGCGCCATTTGTATTTACTGCTTCAAATATTTCTGACCAAGCGTCTTCGTCTAAAATACTTGACCACATGGCTGCTTCATTTACTATAATATCAGTGTGACTTTGTGCGCTTGAATTACCAGAAACACCACCGTTTGCAGTTGGATCAGCGCCTATCATAACATCAGTACCTTGAGCAGAAGTACCGTGAAATATAATGCAATCATCAACCCCTGTGTCTAAAGTGCTTCCAAGTTGAGACCCATTTAAAAAAGCTTTAAAAAGTCTACCATCAAAAGTAAACCCAGTGTGGTGCCAACCACTTGCTCTTAAAGGCACTAAGCCTGGGCCTAAAGTCCTAAAACCACCTTGTACCTGCAAATTAGTACCAGAGCTATGTTTCAAATGCCAATTAAGTCTAGTGCTAGTAAAATTTATTTCCCAACCACCAGGAAACTGTCTTGCGCCTAAAATCATTTTTGCCGTGCTAGTATTAGTAACAATATCTGGTATGTTGAACCAAGTTGCTACAGTTAAACCAACACCTTCACTAGTATCTGTAACGCCACCTCTTATAGCATCTGCACTACCTAAATTTATATGATCATCAGTACCATCAAAATCCCACGAGGCTGATGTTGCGTATACTGTTTCGCCCTGCACATAAGGCCCTGTTATTGAATTACCTAAACCTAACATATTAAAACCAATTAAAAGGATTAACTTTATCCCAAGTTATACCACTAATAGTATCTCTTAAATTGTCTATAATTGCACCTTGCGTAGCATCATCAGCAGTCCAATTACCATCAACATCGTCTATTATTATTTTAAACTCTTCATGTGTATACTGTGTTTTGCCTTCTAAAAAACTAGGTGTATTGCCTTCAAACTTAACAAAAGTATATTTACCATCAGTACTTATTCTTAGTGATTTAGCGTCTGTTTGCATTATTTGATTAAAGTCAACATCTTCAACATCTTCAATATTTATTATTACGTATTTTTTACTCATTTTATGAAGGTTGTCTTAATACAAACGAAGTACCAGTAGATGTAGTAATGTCGTTTCCTTGGCCTGAACTGTCTTTAAGATCGTCCTCAAATTCATATAATCCTATTAATGATCCTGAAGAAGTGTAGTTACCAGTGTTTTGTGTTAAATCTATCATGCTGCCACTATTATAAATAGCGGTTACAGCATTAGCATCTAGTGCGGTGGTCCATATTGCAAACTGATCTATATCACCATCCATGAAAGCCGTATTGCCACCAGCTGCTAATAAAGCTGGAGTATTATTACCAATAGTAGCTACAGTAAACTGACTGTCTATTTCATATTGAGAACCTGTGGTTGTATTCGCTTCTACTAAACTACCATTTACATAGAAATTGGTAACTGCAGCAGAACCGTTCCATTGCCAAGTACACACAAGATGTGTCCAACCATCATCATACACGTGAAGACTATTATTAGACGACCCAGGTATATCGTATATATGTAGCACTTCATTATTACCAGCCTTATATGTATACTGTATTCTAGTGTGAAACTTGTGATACATAATAAATATTTCATCATCAACGTCTAATCCGGTAAGCAAACCACTTTGCATTCTAAGCATTATTTGTGAGTTGTTAGAATCGTTAGGATTTAAAAGTTGAAACCAAAGAGAAATAGTTCCTGTTCTTTTTAACGATGCATTACCATATATACCACTCGGTAATTGTAAAAGATCATCTGTACCATCAAAAGATATAGATTTAGTACTAGCATATGTAGTTTGTAAATATTCAAAACTAGAAACTGTATTACCTAATCCTAACATTAGTCTCCTATGTAAGCTATAACGCTACCAGAGTTTACATCAATTTCAGTCCATCGACCGTAAATAGTAACTCCTTTAGGAAAAGTAACTGAATCTACAACTTGACCTCCAGTACCTTCATCTGTAGTTGCTGTTGCTAAATCGTTAGCTGGTTGTTCAGTACCAATATATATATCACCTGTTTGAGTTGAAGTAGCCGTTGCATCAGTAGTGCTATTAACAACTACTCTTTCAGCTATCAAACCACCTGATGAGTCAAACACAGTATCAGCTAACATTGTTACGGCCACAAATACTTTATTTGTTGGCGGTGTTATTGCGTCGCTACTAGCTGTAGTATATGCACTACCTAATTGTCCAAAGCCGTAAGCAACTTCTGTTGAATTTATTCCCATTATTTTTTTACTTTTTCTAGTGATCTACCACCGAAGTAAGCACCGATCACTGTTATTAATACTAATTGTAATAGATCAACGTATGAATCTTTAACGTTGAATTTTATTGCACCTGCGTCTATAAATATTAATAGCATGGTGCATACTATTAAAAATACCAGTACTAATGGCCTTACGTTTTTACTAAGCCATGAATCTGATTTTAAGTCTGTTTGCCAACGAGCCGTAATGTTCTTTTCCATTTCAACTTCATAATTAGCAATTAATTCTTTTATTTTTTGTTCTGCAGCTAGCTTTTCTTCTTTTGATGTATGTAAGTTATCTATAACACCACCTACACCTTTTATAAGTTCAGCTGTACCGCCAGATAATAATTTTCCTAACATATTGTTTGTTTTATTATTCCCAAGGCATTTGTTCCCAAGGAAAAGATTTATCTCCCTCTGGTAGCATTTGACCTTCATAATTAATCATACCATTTTTTCTTTCGTACAATTTACCGTTCCATTTTATATAGTTGTCGTTATAAGCTAACTTACCTATTTTCATATCTGTAAGATGTACCATTTCGTGGGCTAACACGTGTTTTTCGTTGTCACTACCTGGTATTACTTTGTCACTAATAAATATTGTACCATCATTATTAGCTTCACCCATTATATCTTTATCTAGTTTCTTTCTAATAACAGGTACACCAGGCACAGAAGCATCACTACCACGCTCTTTACCAAAACGTAGTTTTTTAGTTACCTCACCATTAATAGCGTAGTTACTTCTTTCTTTACCTAGTTTAAATCCCATATGTATTTATTTTTTGTCTTCTTCTCTAACAACATCTTCACGTTGGTCTTCTAAAAACTTTATATCTTCTTTAGTATAACTTTTTGGGTATTTTTTCTTTTTAATAAAAGTTTGAGAGCCGGGTATTAATCCTTCTCTTTGTAGTTTTTGTATTTTTATTGGGTCTTCATAACCAGGTGACAAAGGTGTGCTATCATTGTCTTTTATTTCTTTTTTGTCAGCTACAGGTCCAACTGGTTTTTTAGTTAAATTAATACCTGCTTTAGACTTCCAATAAGCCATGTTTTTCATTTCTTTCATTATCTTGTATTGTCTTTAATCATATCATCTATAGCCTTGT